AGGAAAAGGAACAGGCACGTATGCAACAGATCCTGTTGTAACAACTCAATATTTTGTTAACCCAAAGGCGCAGAATACAACTCTTTCTCTGTCTGGTGGTGCTTTTCCAACAAGAACTTTTACTCAGGGCAACTACGTTCCAGGAATTGTAATTAGTGCTACTGGACAAACTGTAAATGCTTTCCGATGTGTTTTAAATTCATATTCTTCAGGAAGTGACATCGGAAGCATTACGTTCACTGTTCAACCTGAGTCTACTTGGACAGGTTCAGCTACAGTTCAGCTTCAGGGTGGATTCAATAGATATTCTAATGCAGTGGCAGACTGGATCAATATTGGTAGTTCAATTACTGTAACAGCAGCATTAACAACATACCAGCAAACAATTGCTCTTGATGAGATGCTTCCTGTTTATAGATTACAAGCAGTTTCTACAACAGGTGTTGGTATTATTGATTGGTCTATTTCAAATATGTTCCCAGATATTTCTGCAGAAGGAATTGGAAACAATGCTACCAATGTGAATGGTGGCCTTGGTCAGCCAGCTGTTCTTGTCAACTCTTCTGTTCCATTCGGTCGTGAATCAAGTTGGCGTGGTAACACAGGAAACACTGGTCCTAACCAGACAGAAATTGAAACAATGTTTACCCCAGGGGGTCAGATGTAATGGTAGATCGTCAACAGAATATAAGAACTTCAACAAAAAGAAAATTAGCAACAAATTGGACCCTTTCAGGTAATACAATAGAGGGTGGGATTAGAATATCTGGTTCTCCATCTCTTTGTGGATCTTGTGGTTCAGAGATGCCTCCTTACGCTGATGGTTTTTGCCCTAGTTGCAATAACTAATACTAGAAAGTAGATTATGGCTGATAATGGCGAGGGCTTGACCCTACCAAGGGAACCTATTCGCAAGGCTGCTGCAGCAAGAGCTGCTAAAGAGAAGTTAATTCTTCCTGGTTCATTTAAAGAAGACGTAATGAATCAACAACGATCTGAATCTAAGGCTAGACAACGCCTAGATGGAAGAACTGGCTCTACAAAGTTTGATGAGCAGTCACAGCGCAATATGGAAGGCATGAACAGGCGTACAGGTGCTGCTATGGGCACAGACGCTCAGTGGGCATGGCCTAAGCTTCACGATCCTTTTGAATATTGGCGTGAGCGTACTTGGTGGTTCAATATGGAGGACCCCGACGAACAGATCCAGAAAATTCGTGACTGGACTCGCCTCATGTACACAACTCACTATCTTGTTCCTTCACTTATTGATATCTATACTAGATTCCCTCTTCTAGATATTGAGTTTACACATCAAGACCCAAAAATTGCTGAATTTTATACTGAACTTTTTTTTGATGGCCTTAATTATGAAGAATTTCTTTTTGACCTTGGCCGTGAACATTGGACTGTTGGCGAAGCTTTTGCTATGGGTTCTTGGCACGATGGCATTGGTGCTTGGGAAGGTGATGAGATCATCAACCCAAATGATGTTATTGTAGCAAAGAACAGAGCACTTAGAACTTATCAGTACCACATTAAGGTGCCTGATGAAATCAAGAAGCTTATTGATACTCGTGACCCTGCTCCAGAGTATGCAGCACTTATGCAACTTTACCCAGACGTTGTAGCCTGGGCACGTCAGGATAAAGAAATTCCTGTTTCTGATGTTCTCATGAAGCAGATTAAGTTTAAAACTAACCCCTGGTCTGAACACGGTAGTCCAATTCTTCTTCGTGCTTTCCGTATGCTCATGCTTGAAGAATCGCTTAATGCTGCTCAAGATGCTATTGCTGACCGACTGTATTCACCACTTATTCTCGCTACCCTAGGTCTTCCAGACGTAGACGAAGATGGTCCATGGATTCCTGATGCTACTGAGCTTCAGCAACTTCGTGACGACCTTTCTCTTGCTATTAACTCAGACTTCCGTTTGATGACATATCACCACGGACTTGATATCAAGAATGCATTCGGCAGAGAAGCTATGCCTCGTCTTGATCAAGACTTTTTACGTGTTGAGTCTAAGGTTATGCAGGTATTCGGTATTGGTGCAGAACTCCTTCAGGGTGGCAAGAGTGGTGCTCCATACGCCTCTGGTGCCCTTAACCGTGAGCTTATTACAAACATGCTCACAACATACCAAAAGAAGATTGCACGCTTTATACAGGAGCGTATGCGCCCTGTAGCAGAACGTCAAGGGCATTATGAATACCGTAAGGTAGGGAATGCTCGAATTCCTGTCATGGAAACAGTTCTTCTTGTAAATGAAGAAACTGGTGAGGAATATGTAGAAGAGCGCCCAAAACTTGCTATCCCAGAAGTTCAGTTTAAGTCAATGAACCTTCGTGATGAGCAAGTTGAGCGTCAATTTGTTATGGAACTTGCTGGACAAGGATTCCCAGTTTCTCTTAAAACAATGGCTGTTAATATTCCAATTGATTTCAAAGATGAAGTTGAAGCAAAGACGGAAGAGAAGCTTCAAACAGTTGTCGCTGAGCAGCGGTTCAAGAAAGAACTTTTTGAACGTCTTATCGCTCTTGAGTTGCCGATTCCACCCGAGTATTATCAGGAATTCATGGCTTATAACATGCAGCAAGAAAACCCAGAGATGATCGCACAAATGTCGCCTCAAGGTATTGCCGACATCACTTCACAGCCTTCAGCTCCTAATATTATGACTCCAGGAACTCAAGCTGATGCAGACAGCATGGTTGGACCATTCCTTATGCCTGGAATGATTCCGCCTCAGCGCCCTGCAGAGTCTGATGAACAAAAGAAAACTCAACCAAAGAAACCATCAACAAAGAAGACCGATACAAAGAAAACAAAGAAATCTTCTGTTAATGATGCTGAATATGAATACGAAGATGAAGAAAGAGTTTCATATGCAAGTCAAGATGATGGCTATGTAGCTGAATATGGTGGAAGAATGTACTTTGGCGTTCCTAAGGAACAAGTTCTTCGTCGTAAAATGAAGCTTGTAGATGGCATGAAGATTGTTACTGACAATCAATATGAAAAGTTTAATCTTGAAGATTTTGAAGAAAACTATCGTGTTGCAAATGCAGTAGCAGGCGACAATGAGGCTGCTGATGAGGCTATCCAACATGGCGTTGCCGATGATGGAGAAGTTGGTCCAGGGAATACTGGCGCTGGTCTTGATTTTAAAAATGATGAAGGTAAACTTTAAAATAATTAAAAAAATAATGTAATACTATCTTAGAAAGATCTTAAGGATTGATATGAGCAGACTACTTGATTCAAAACCACTTATATTAACTTCTAACACTAGATCTTCTGGTATTACTTCTCTTTCAGCTGACATTCAGAAATATGAAGTTATTAAAGAGTCTGGCACTGCTCGCAATCTTGATCAATTAGATTTATCTGATTCTATTTACGAAGACTGAGCTAAAAATGCTATCTGCCATTCCTATAAGTACAACTGTCGAAACTATTATAATTTATGCAGTAGCAACAGCGGTTGGTACATTACTTATTTGGATTGGAAGATCCGTAGCAAGAATAACAAAAAACCAATCTGCCATACATGATCAAGTTATGGGAGTCCCAGAAGTTGGTTACCCATCAATGCGTGATCAATTTACTGAAGTTCGTGAACATTTGAGTCGCCAAGATTTAACGCTTGTCAATCTTGAGCATGAAGTGCAAGACAATTCTGGCTCTTCTTTGAAAGATGCAGTAAAAGTTGTAAATAAAGATCTTCAAGAAATAAAAAAAGAAGTATTGCCATACATTAATCGTAATAATAATTCTCTTGATGATCTTGATAAAAAAATAAATGAACTCGACAAAAAATTTGAAATTCATTTTAAAGCGATATAAAAAACAAATCATTCTATAGAAATCATAAATAAATAATTATTTTGAACAGAAAGAATGTATTTAAACTCTTTACTCAAATTTAGAGTTAGATCATTATGATAAAATTCGGCGCACCAACACTTGAACGAAAAAGCTTTTTAAAGAAGGCTGAGAACGTCCAGATTCATAATATCACATTAGACGACTTTAATTATCAAGAAAAGCCAGGATATTTATACGCAGTTTCAAGAGCTATCTCTTCAAGAGTTAATGCGAACTACGATGGATGGCCCGTTGGAGAATTAAAAAAGTCTTACAAAACATTTGTAGGGCGACCAGTTTTTGTAGAGCACAACAATAGCGATCCTTCTCAGGCTCGTGGAGTTGTGCTCGATGCTCTTTATAAGGAAACAAAACTTGCATCAGGTCACACAGATGGCTCTGTGTATTGCCTAATGGAAATCGATGCTCATACTTTCCCAAAGCTTGGGGGAGCAATTATGAGTGGCGCTATTCCAGGTGTAAGCATGGGTGCAGATGTTGGTTCAACAACTTGTTCTGCTTGTGGTAATAATGCTAAGACTGAGCGTGATTATTGCGAGCACCTTCCTTACATGAAGGGCATGAGATTAGATATTTATAAAAATGGCACAAGAAAAGAAGCTTTGGTTTGGGAAAATTGCCACAATCCAAACTTTTTTGAACTTAGCTGCGTTTTTGACCCAGCTGATGAAAGTGCATTCTTCTTAGACAAGAAAATGGTTCCATATGCCTAATCTTAGGGTTGCGAAAGAGGTTATGCGTCTTCCAGCTGATGTTGACACGATGCGTGACGAATCTCAATGCCCTGTATGTGGTTCCGAATTTGATGGAATGCTTTGTGATTCTTGTGGATACGAGGCTCCTCCTGAGGATTTTCAAAATCCAGACACTGAAAAAAAGGGTAGAGACCCACAATATCAAACTCAGCCAGAGGGCGCTGGACCTCCTCAACAACAAGAAGAGGGTGAAGATCCAGAGCAAGCTATGGAAGAACAAGAAGCAGACCAAGCTTCTGACGCTAACACTGCTGAAGATGATCCTAGCACAAGAATAAACGAGCTTCAGCAAGAACTTTTAAAATTAAAAGACCTGCAAAGAGCACAACAATTAGAAGCTGTTACACAGCAAAGACAGGGAGCTACTATGAGCCGATTTGATGACGAATTACGGCCTCGCAAAAGAGAGGCAATGGTGCCTGGTGTTCAGTATGATCAAGTATCTACTATGAATCTACCATCACTTGGCATGGATCCAATTGCACCAAACCCAGTGCCTTCACAATGGAAGGACGTAATGCCAGCACGTAATCTTAACGTGCAAGACCTTGACGCTCCTGACGTAATGGGTGGCCCTGGTGACAACCGTGTAATTGCTGAGCCTGACATGTATGCAGAAGATCAGCCAATTGGTGAGCGTGCTGCTGCTAAGTTTGTTCGTAGCGCTGCTAAGGGACTTGCTGAGAAGCAAGATGTTGAGTCAGTAGACAACGCATTCTGGGCTGCTCACAATGCAATTAAGTCTGCTGCTAAGAATGACAAGCAAGTTTATGCCATTGACCGCAGACTAGGCATTATCTTCAAGCACCTTAAGGAAGGCAAGACGGTTAGAGTTTCTGAGGTTATTGATCGCCTTAAGGAAGTCCACGACCAGCTTACAGAGAAGATTGCTACAAACGGCAACCAAGAAACTTCTCGCCCAACAAACGTACAAGATCTAGATGATATCACACAGTCTCGCCAAGAAGTAATGACTCCTGACTCAATTGAGGATGTAGTTGTTCCTAACCTGCAGCCTAACCAGCTTCAACTTGCCGATGTTCCACCATACTACAATGATGGTGCTTCGACAGGATTTGTTCCTCAGCAAAGTGAGAACAAAACCCCATGGCCTGGTGATGGCACAAACCCAGCTTTCGCTCCTTATCAGTCTGTAGCTAAGAAAAAGAATGAAAAGGAAGAGAAGAAGGAAGACAAGAAGAAGTCTGACGCTGAATCTAAGCGTGAGGATAAGTCTGAAGAGGAAGAAATCGAGAAGGAGAAGACTGCTTCTCGTGAAGGTCTTCTGCAGGCTGTCAACCTTGTTGATCGTCTTGAGCGCCTTGGCATGGTCCGTAAGGACGAGCGTGCAAAGCACATCGCTCAGTACGAAAAGATGTCTTCATCTAAGATCGAGGGTGTAATCATGACTCTTGATACGATGGAGCGAACCGGAGCGGTAAAGCCACGTCAGGCAATGAGAGTTGTTAATTCTCAGCCTAATCGTGTTCCAGAAATGGGCCGTACCACAAGAACCGCTTCGGTTTCGAAGCAAGATATTCAAAACGACGATTATCTTATCACACTTTAATAAAAGGAGAACAAAATGCTTCAGCTAAACAGCGTTGCTAATGTTGGTGTACACAGAACTTGCACACCATTGTACGAAAAGTACGAGGCTACCCCGTACAACACCTTCCTGGACCCAACTGAGACTGGTAACATTTACTCAGGTATGGTTGTTTACCGTTCAGGTGCTGACACGGTTAAGCTTCTTGACCCTTCGGTTGCTCAAGTCGCTCGTCCTTTTGGTCTTGCTGCTTTCGACCGTAATGCCAACATCGATGACATTTCGCAGGTTGGTCTGAACTCAGTTTCTGTATGGCTCGGTGGCGAGAATGCCTTTTTCACAATTGGCGCTCCTGCTTTTGACGCTGGTGCTTCAAACCTTTCAGTTCCTACTGATGGTTCTCACCGCTGGCTGTACGCTTCAACTACCAGCACTTCATCCACACAGGTTGGTGGTCAGCTGACAACAGCTACTCCAGGTTCTGGTATTGTTGCTCCAGTTGCTGAGCTTATCGACGTTCTTGGCCCTACACAGATCGTCATCCGTCTTGTCCCAATCGGCGTAGCTACCTCCGTCTGATTCTAGTTAGATTTACGAAAGGAAAAAAGAGATGTCTACATCTTTAACAGCACCTCAGGGCGGTCTAAGCCCTAGAACCGCTCGCAAGTCAGATACTTATGTGTCAGACATTGTGGAGGCTCGCAGTCGTCTCAAGGAAGCTACAGGTCGTGTAACTGCTACTCGTGAAGAGAAGCAGCGTCGTCTGTCGCAGATCCTTGCTGACAAGGACAACTACATGGTTCGTCTTGGTCAGGGTATGATTGGCCCGATCCAGCTTAAGCTTCGTTACCAGGGCATGGTCCGTAACGTACTTCTTGAGGACCCACTGACTCCTGGTGTTCCAGTTGTCTATGACGTTCTTGATGAGTATGGTCAGGCTTACGTTCTCTCAGGTAATGAGGGTGAAGTTCGTGTCACGCCATTCGAAGGCAAGAAGGTTCCAGTCCGTCTGTTCCGTATTGCCACCTTCCCTCAGATCAAGAAGGAAGACCTCTGGTACCTGCGTGTTAACATCGTTGAGTACGCTCAGGACATGTCCAAGCAGGCTATCATGCAGCAAGAGGATGCTCGTCTTATCACGATCCTCGAAGCCGCCATCAACAACTACGCCGTTGACCCCAACCACGTAGTTTCACCAACGCACATCGTTAACGAGCTTTCGGGTTATGTAACCCCTGACTCGCTGTATGACCTCGTTGGTCTTATTGAGGTTCACCAGTTGGAGGCTGCACGTCTTCTCATGAACCCAATTGACTACCGTGACCTCTACAAGTGGGACATCAACCAGACTGGTTGGGCTTTCAAGGATCGTGTTGTTGCTGGTGAGCGCATCATCCAGTTCGGTGGTTTCCAGGTACAGCGTTCCATCGAGGTTCCTCAGGGTACGGTCTACTTGACCCCTGCTCCTGAGTTCCTTGGTGTCATGCCTGTCATGTACTCCCTCGACGTTGAAGAGAACCACACCCCTGAGAAGTTCCACAAGGGCTGGGTCATGGACGAGCTTATTTCAGAGAT